AGGTCACCCATGTCTTCGACGCACCACGGAACGCTCGCACGCCTCGCCGGCGTGGGCCTGATTGCAACCATTGTCCAATCTGTCTCTGGTGATCTGCGAGGTCAGGAAGGCCGATGGCCTCCCAAAGTTCTTGGCAGAAGAACTCGAAGTCACCGGACAGCTGTCCAACGTACTGCTCGAGCTGTTGTTCACTGTGCATCGTCTGCACTTGGAATCTCCACGCCGGCCTCAATAGCCCAGTCTTGGATTTCAGGAAATCCACTGAGCCCAATGGCTAGCTTTTTGAGAGCTTTCTCGGCGACTTGTTGGCACCGTGATCTTGAGATCGGGAAACCTTCAAATGCGGAAATATGAGCAGCCACTTCGTTCCAGGTCTTCTGATCTTCAGATGTTGTGTGGGTCATAATCGTTCTACCTCGGCGGACCATTCAACGGCCGCGAACCTTGATGGAGTGTCAACTTTGCATTCCCCCCAGACGATTGCCGGCCCCCAGGAGTTGGTGTCCTTTCGGGCCATGTACCCCGGAATAGTCGGGCCGCACGTTCCGGCGTTGGCCGTCCACCAGGGGAGGACGACTTTTGCTGATCTCTTACACTGGGCAACATCCTTCGGCCGATGTGTGTGGCCCCGGATGATCAGCCTGTGGGCATGCCCACCACATGCCCAGGCCGTGCTGAGTCCCTCGAGCTCATCACTGTTTGTCCCCGCGTCGTATCCGTGCATCACGATGACCTGACCAAGCTGAGCACAGCCACGCTGATCGTGTACCGACGGCCGTCGATACGGATACTGCTTCCACTTCAGGAATGCCTTGGCCCACTCGGACCTATTCCAGTGAAGCATTTCTCTGGTTTGCCAATCCGTGCGTCGGTTGTCGTTCACTTGGAGATTGTCATCGTGATTCCCAAGCAGGAAATGCAGGTTTGTCGACTTTGGCAATACTCCGCGAATGTTGTTCAAGAGCCTCGAGGCGGACTCGTATTCGTCTTGAAGCGTGTGCTCAGCATCATTCGGATGAACGGATGCACAAGCAGATTCGAACAAATCACCGGCGTGATAGAAGTCTGTCAGTGGGCCATACGGCCCGCCATCGGAGAGCCTGGTCAGCAGCTTGTCAATGACTTTGGTGTTTTCGAAGGGGCAGTGCGTGCAGCTAATCACTGCAAATCGAGCCATCCGCTTCTTGATTGCCATCAGGGTCCAATATCCAGTTCGCCAGGGAATGCCAGTTGCCGAATGGCGTTGATTGAGACTCGAGGAATAGCAATCGCGTAGTCAAACTGCTCGAGTGTTGGCTTTACGGCGCCGGCAACGACAACGTACCCCTCTTCCTCGTGGATCAAAAATCCGCACTGGAAGATCCGCTGGGGCTCTGGTAGCTCGTAGATCCCGATATCACTGTTGTCTATCGGCTCTGCGCTATCGACCCAGTCGATGAAAACGAACGCATATCCTTCGCGATCGCGGGGCTCGTCGTCGATGCTCATTCTGTGCTCCTAGCCTGTTGCGGCATCGGGCTCATCGCTGATTTCAGGGAGCTTGGCGCCACGCCGACGCATCTCCTCAACAATGTTCCCGATTGGATTGTTAGACGTCGGAGCGGCTGTGATTCCACAGTCCCGAAGCCTGGAGCGAATCACATTCAGATCAGCTGCAGACACGGGAACACGGACTAGCTCGCCGTTGTTGTCCATTATCTCGCGACCGTTCTTCAGAAGCTCTAGGAGGGCAGAATCATAGAGTTCACTCAGTTGCTCGAGTGTGTTCATGGGTTGTACCCCTTTGGACCAGTGTCCTGTTTCGGGGCCAAGTTCATCAGCCCATCTATGTACTGGCTTTCGTTGCCTGATTGTTTGGTCACCTCAATGGCCTTGTCAAGCATGTCGGTGTCGACCTGGTTCATTCCGAGCTCTGGAGCTCGTTCTGCCATCAGTTTGCCGTGCTCGAGCTTCTCGACTCGGTTGTCCTGAATATCTCTCCAGAGATTCGGGAACGCCAGCCGGACTCGCTCAAATGCCTCAGTTCGATATCGAGCTATGGCATCACGGACCAAAGTAGATCGCTCAGTCTCAACTCTGGCAAATGAGCTGGATTCCGAAGCCGGAGCCATGAACTTCCAGATGTCGTGATATGGCCCATCTTCCAAGACATATGCCTGGAGGAACTCCTTGAGCGTCATATTGACCTCCTCCCCATCAGGGAGAAGCTGCGGAAGGGAAATCTCTCCAACCATCTTGCCCATGTAATCCTTGGCAGTAAACGGATAGTCGACCTCGTTCTCGGTGTACGCCGTCAGGTTGAAGTTTCGTTCTTCAAACGTACGCGTATTGTTCATTCCAGCCGGCGGAGCCCCGAGCTTGCTGAGTGCAATGTAGATCGGGTCGTCGCTGATTTCGCCGATCCGAGCTGGACTTGCCAAGTTGGCGAGCGGCTTCAGGTATCCAGCCGTATCGATCGAGACTCGTTCCATCGGCTCTCCGATCACGGTGTATCGAGGAGGCAGCTCGCCGCCCGCCCCGAACACTGAGCCAAGCGATAGGTAGCTCTTCGCGGTATACGTGTCGAGCAAGTCTCGGTATTCCATGAGGTATGGATCATTCATACCCTTGATGCTGTTCTGCAGAGAGCTGAACGGCGTCGTCAGGTTGACGGTCATCTGGTTGATGTATTTGGTCAAACCTTCTGGATACGTGTCTGATTCTTCGATTGCAGTCATCAGATCACTGATACCTGCGACGAATGACTTCTCCTTCAACTGGTTTGTAAAGCTGTACATCATTGCCTGGAGAAGACCAATCTTCTGCTGGTCTTCACCCTTGCCTTCGTAGTACATCATCAGTTCGGCCGTGTCGGCCATGGTGCCCAGGATGGAAGCATATGGATCGAGCTTCGAGTAGCTGATAGGTGGCATTCCTGGCATGTGAATGCTGTACGGTTTATTCCCTGCCGACAGCCAGGCTTTCCGTTTCGTAGGATCAGTCGGGCCGCCGCCGGTGACGGTGCCAGAGTAGATCGCAGCAGCAGCAGAACTCCAAAGTGCCACGCCCATGGCTTGGCGTCCTCGAGCGTGAGCGATCAGCCTAGGGTCACCGCTTCCTATTTCCTGCATGTGCTTGTAGTGAACTTGGGCAATCCAGCCGTCTGGATCTACTCTGAAGCCTTTGCCCCTGAATAGACTTCCGGCCCTGTTGACTGTTTCAACTGCAAGCTGAGTCGGCACGATGTAGCCGCCGAATCGCTCGGCAATGTTCCAAGGAGTTCTCACAAACGGAACAACCAAACGGCCACCAGGAATGATGTCGACAGCAGCCTGTATGCCGGCCCCGACTTTGCCTGAAAGGCCACCCTCGAGGTCAGCCTGGAAGACCGGGTCGACCGCACCAGCTTCTCCAGCTTGCACAAGATCCGCAGTTGATGACATCCCCTCACTGTGAGTGAATGCTCCTTCGCGAGTTGCGTACTGCTGGATCTCATAAAGCATTTCAGCTTCATCTTCGATTTCGGAAATCAGTCGACCGTCTTCGGTCATACCACCGTTCATCGCTTCACGTTGCAGTTGGTCTGCATTTCGAATGTGACCGTCACGCATGACTTGATCCATTCGTTGCTCGACCTTCTCGGTGATCGATCTGTGGTACTTTCGCTTGTACGCGTTCATGGCTCCGACGGACGCGGTCGGGTCAAGATCCCCAGCTTGGATTCCAGCCTTGACCAGCTCGTCCATTTCTTCTCGGTACATCATGGACTGCATAGTTGTCCGACCGTTGACTTGTCGGAAGAACTCATCGACTGTCATAATGCCGCGTTGAGGAAGTCGTATGCCGGCGCCGGTGTAGTTGACAAGTGCCTGCCAAATCGCTGGCCCCTTGTCCGTATAGATTGCCTTGCCTTCCCCTTGGTCGACGAGCTCTCGCCCAGGCATCAGTATGCCTCGGTCTGTTCGAGCTGTGCGTGCAGCCATTTGTCGTGCGACTTTCAGGTTGTCATAGTTCCGCTGCAGGTTGAGCAGAACTTCGTTGGCGATACTCCAGTCCATGTGCTTGAGCCCGCCGCCCTTGAAACCAGTCTTTACTGCGTGACCGACTCCGCCCATGAACTTCTGCCCACCTTGCACTGTCATTGTGAGGAGGGGAGAAATAGTGGAGATGCCAGCGACGGTAGTGAGACCAGAGAGCAGGCCGTTGACGTACACCTCATTGACAATGTCCAGGGCTTTAGATCCCCATGGCTTGGCTCCAGCTTTCAAGATTGTGCTGGCACCAGAGATGTCATTGGGAACATCCATAGATGCGGCGGCGTCAATCAGATCGTCGCCGTACGGTCCATCGAGTCCCATTTGTCGGACATACTTCTCAACGTATTTCGGGTCTTGAAGTTTCTTAGTTGAGGGGAAGAATGCCGGCAGCTTGTACGCTCGCAGACCCCGGCCGACGTTTGACTGGGTCTTGAGTGCACTGGCGTGCATGTAGTGGTAGTCCATCATTGCCTTGTGAAGGATGGCCTTGTCTCGAGGGTCACCACTGGCCTGGGCTTTCTTGGCAAGGTCTCTGGCTTGCCTGGCCTTAGCCAAGAACAACGCATTGGCTGCCCATACGGTTTGTGCCAAGTCGTCTTTGTTCAGCTGAAGAGACAGCAGTTCGTCGACGGTTTCCTTGAACTGTGAAGGCGATCGACCCATCGAAGCGTTGAGCATCTTCATGCCGCCGGCACGCGTCGCTGCGTCTCCTTGAATAACGCCGCGAGCTTTGAGTACGCGGTGTAGATCCTCGAACACGGACATCATGAGATATATATCGTCTTCGGTTTCGACGTCGAGCTTGAATGTGTTCGAGTGCTTGCCAGGGGTGTTGCCTGCCTTGATCTCTTTATTCATTCGAGCGGTGCCGACCCACGTGTCGGTTTCATCGAGGATATCCATCCAGTCCTTGCCTTCAGCCTGAAGTTCTTCAACCCGTCGAACAACGTCGTCCCATTCAATAGCTTTGACATACGTGCCGTCCGGCATTCGAATCGGAAGACCTTCCATGCGTTGAAGTTTGCCGTGCATTTCGATAGCCGCATCGCCCATAGGGAGCTGCTCGCCTGCACGGATATCTTCAAGCTGATCTCGAGACTGAGCGACCAATAGCTTCCAGTCGTCTTCCTTCATTCCGTCAGGGACTTTGCCTTCCATGACAAACTGACCGAAGTCTTCAGCGAAGGCTTCATCTGCAGAGATGACACGGTCGCCTCGAGTAACTTCTACACCATTCCACTTGCCGTCGACCACGCCATAGTGTGCTTCGATTCCACGAATGGAATCTATGCTGATTACCTGTCCTCGCTTGGGTCCAGTGATGGCTTGAATGCGAACGGCATGGGCGCCTTCATGGAAGACGGTTTCCATCGTTTGAGCCTGGCCGAGTCTGATGACTGCGTTGCCGAACTCTTCATCGCCTTGCATGGAGCCCAGGACTTGCTGATCCTGGTCCTTCATGAACTGCGTTTCAAGGTCTTGCTTCTGTCGTGCAGTATTCTCGGTAGTCAACCGAGTACGTGCGATCTCGACTTGTTGCTCTAGCTCGCCGAGTTGTTTGTCTCGTCGCCCTGCGAAAATGGCACGGTGATGCCGTTGACGAACGTAGCCTGACCTTGAGATGATTGTGTTGGCTGCGTCTGTTGTTTGCTTCGGCGTTTCTTTGAGAACCCGTAACGCTTTTCCAGCGCCTCCGTAATCTCCGTCCACCTTTTTGCGGTTGTATCCGGCGATTTCGAGGAGGGCGAGCTCTCGCTCGCTGAAGGGGTAGAGCCCGGACTCGTCGACGTAGTCTCTTGCGAGGTCTGCTCGCTGCTTGTCGGTGAGGGCTTTGCCGTTTCTGGCTTCGACTGCTTCGGTGATGGCATCTTGGAATCCTTCCGGGTCATTGTCCTGTGCAATCCGCTCGAAGTCAATCGATTTCTTGCGGCCTGCTTTGCTGACTATGTTCTTGGTGGGAACTTCTCCAGCACGCTGGAACCGCTTTCCCAGTTCTTTGGCTTCTGAGACGATCATGTCCTGGATGAATGCGGCAGGGTCTTCGTTGGTCAGGAACTCCTCTCGAGCTTCAGGTGATCCCAGGAACTGATCCCATATCTTCGCAACCTGTGCGCTTGCGGTGCCCGAGCCTCCTGCTCGCTGCTTCGCCATCCATTCAGGTTGACCCATATCATCAGAGACATCACGTGCAAGCATCTTGGACTCGGCCATGACGGCCCGCTGTCGTATGCCTTCCTTGCCACGTTCGCCAGTTGTTGCGTTGAACCAACCATTCTCTGAGACAGTGATCTCATCCATCTTCGACCAGTTGACTTCCCAGTCGCTGTCGCCGAGGACGTCGTCGAACGCTTGGTCCATGTTGTTCTTGACGCCGGGTTCAAGTTTCGCACCGGCTCGCGGCTTCACCCACACAGTTGATCCTGTTGCAGATGGGCGAACAGTGATATCCATGCCAGTAGCTTGTTCCAGCTGCCTGACCTGTGCAATGCTGACGTTGCTTCCAGGCACCCAGACCTCGGGAATAATCGTATCGAGATCATCTCGACCGCTTGCGATAGCTGCTTCAAATGCCTCACCTTCTGCTTGGCTCAGTCTGGTGAACTGTGAAGCTGAAAGCTGCGTCTGTCCGAGATCGTTGGCAATCATTGCCAAGAAGTCAATGGATTCATCGCCGTTCAGATGAACGAGCGGAAGAGTCAGGTCTGGGCCAATCGTTCCATTTCGACTGCTGAGAGGACCAAACCATTCGCCGTCTTTATTGAACGCTCCAAACTCTTGGCCGCCCATTTTGGCATTTACATCGGTCATCTTCCCAGACATTTCTACTCGGTGAATGCCTCGAATCGCCGTGCTGAGCTCTGAGAACAGGTTGACTTTCTTCTCCCCGCCGCCTGGCATGGGCTGTGTCGTATCCGACTGCAATGCCTGGAGGATGTTGTTGTACTTGGTAACCATCCTCTGGTAGACCAGCCGATCATTCTTGGTCATTGCTGTGACCATCTCACCGCTTGAAAGCATGTTCTCGTATCGCATTTGGATATCGATAAACTCTTTTAGCTTCGGATCATTGACTTGATCAGCTTGAGCTCGAAGGACAGGAAACTCTTGCCGGAACCCCAACTTCGGCCGTAGTGCTTGAGTCACTTTGGGGTCGGCCAGTATCTCAGGAGTGATGTAGCTGACGCCGGTTTCTGGATCGACGGCGGTTGCAATCCCAGCTCCGGGCAGAACATTGTCGACCATGTCGTCAATGACTTGGTGGAATCCTTCTGCAACTTCGCCGGTTGAAAGGTATCCGGGAGGTGCCGTCGAATCCCGCCGGGCTCGAGTCCATAGCAGGGCTTGGACCTGCCAAGTTTCATAGGGCTCGGCGCCAGGAAGAAGCTGCGAGTTCAAGTGGTTTGTCAACTCATCGGTGATCGAATGAAACGTCTCGAAGATTGCCGCATTGCCAGGGGCACTGGCAGAGTCCATCCCAAACATCTGCGACATGATCGCGTCTTGAACTGACATCGGAGCGTCGGCGTCAAACCCAGAGAGAAAGTTGAAAGTCTGAGCGAATGATGGCACTTTGTAGTTTGTCATTCCAGAGCGTTCGGCCCCTGGGTTTTCTCCACGAAAGGTGCCAGCAAGTTCTGACTCTGTCGCAACAGAGTCGACACGTGTGGCCCGCCCGCCGGAGAAGTCTGAAAACATGGCAACGCCACGATCCATATTCTCCTTGATGTTTGTTCTGGCTGAGTGTTGAGAAAGAGACCGGAAGAACATTTCCTGTTGTGCCGGCGTCAGTCCACGCACTCGATGCTTCCAGGTTTCTGCAGTCAACTCATACCAGTATCGGTATTCGTCAGGAAGAGCTAACGCTTCTCGGATGAACTGTGCATCCGGCATCGCGAACTGGTAGGGGGCTTTGCCTTCTCTGATTCTCTTGCGACCTTCTGGTGACCTGTTTGCACGAGCTGCATCTGCAACCAGCTGCTCTTCGAGGTAAGTAGCTTCGCCAGTTCGGTTCATGGCTCGGTCTAAGACCCCGGCCAGATCGTCTTCTGTGACCGTGATATTTGGATTGTCAATAGACCCAAACCCTTCATTGCCCTTCAGGTCGCCGTCCAGATAAGCGGTGTTATCGACTCTCTTTCGTAGACCTTCCCGAACGCGGTCTGGATTCTCATCCATGTTTGCCGCACGCTTGTTGCGGCCGAGTCCCATGTCTGCTCGAGCCTCGAGTTCGCCGAGTGTCCTTGCGGCCAGGGCGCCGTTCGTTGGATCGGTTCCGGGTTTACCCTTCTGGAACAATGTGACCAGGCCGGCATTCGGGGCGTCCGGCATCAGTTCGCGTTGCATCCCCATGAATGTTGTGCGACGCAGGTCCATGCCGGCTTCCCACATTTTGCGAACCATTGGCAGAGCCTGCTCGACGGTGTATTCGTTGTCGGTGCCTTTGGACGAGGCGGCCAACATTCGGGCTTGAGCCTCAAACAAGTGGCCCTCCAGGATGTCGTGCAACCCATGGCCTTCGTCCATGAGCACCTGCTCGATTTCCGCTGAAGTTCTACCGTCTCTGAGGAGCTCAGTTCTTCGCATGTCACGATCGACTATCGCAATCACGGCATCGTTGATCTTTCGAGCAGCAACCTTGTCTGTCTGTTTGCCTTTCAGCCAACGAGCTGCTTTGGGTCCAACGCCCAAGACCTTGAATCCAACATCGATGGCAGCACCGAAGCCCACGCCTTCAATAGCTGCAATGAATCGCCCACGTTGTCGACCCCACCATCCACCGTCGGCGAGCTGCCTGGTGTCCAGGAACTGAGTGACCGAGTTGTCGTATCCCATTTCTCGAAGCATGGAACCCATGCCGCCAACTTCTGGACGAGTAGTCGAGTACGCAAGCACTGCGTCTGCACCCATCGCGGCGGCGTATGCTCGCTTGCTGCCATTTGCCAGTTTCAGGACTCTTGGCGCAGCGAGGATCGGAACCGCGTAGGCCAGCATGTTGAACAGAATCTCGCCGCCAACACCGGCGCCAGTCTGTGGCGTGCCGATCATCATTTCGGGGTCCACTGTCTCAGCGCCCAACAGATCAGCCGGCATGTTGTATCCCAGCTCTATCCCGAGCTTGGAAATAACAACCGGAACACCGAACGCCAACTCGAACGTGCTTCGAGCCATATAGTCGCTGGACTCCCAGATGCGGTCATACAGCTCCTCGTTCTCTTTCTGAAGAGGGTGCCTCTGATCAAGCAGCCAGGTCTCGTCCCTGGTCAGCATGTACATCTTCTCGCCATGTGTTTCGCCGCTGAGAAGCCGAGACTTCATGGCCGACGCCGAGAAGTCTGGGTGTCCGCCCATTATCGATCTGGGTAGAAAGAAGTTGGAGTGGTATCCGGTTGCAGCAGAATGAACAACCTGTGCAGTTCTGGCCCCGAACTCGGTCGTCGCCTTTCGAATCCATTCAGCAGGTGCGTAGTTTGTTGTGACGTCCCAGCCGTCGGAATACCATCCGCCTTCGACCATGTCCTTGGCTTCGGCTTCGGTGTACCCCTTGCGTACTGCATCTTCAATCGCGAACTTCTGATTGGCAGCTTGGCCTTTTTGGAACTCGTTCTGGAACCCGGTTTCTTCGACTGCCCCTTGCTCGCGAAGATCAGATTCTGATTCTTGAATAGAACCATCGGAGAAGATTCCGGCCGCACGCGGCCGTTCTTGTTCAGTAGCCGGCGGGGCTTCCAGTTCCTGCGATGCTTGATCCAAAGGCGTATCGACATTGGCTGGAGCAGGGTCGTCGGCAACGAGCTCAGGCTCATCCAGGTCGACGACTTCTGCTGGAGGCGGTTCCGGGGCTGGGATGGAATCCTCTGCAGGAGTTTCGATCTGGCTGTCAATGTTCTCAGGGTCAATCATTTTTGGGGGTCCAGAGGTTGAAGTCGGTTCTTACTGGTTGAGGTCCGCGTGTGTTTCGAGCCTTTGCGGTCGGTGGTGCGAAATCTACACCAGCCCATGCAGCGAAAGAGCTGTGATATTCCGCCAGATTGTCGAGCTCAGTTTCTTGCTTGATTTTCCAGGCTTCTCTGATTGCGGGGTCTTTACTGAACTGCTCGCCCTTGTGACTGGCAAGCCATCGCCGGTAGTCTTTTGCGAATGAACGCTTGGCTTTTTGAGATGCTGTCTTGGCTCTGAAATCGCCTTCCTTGGCAATCATCCAAGTTGGTACTGGTCCGCCGGTCATAGGAGATGCACCGGCTGCCGACATGAACGCAGCCTCAACTCCTCTGGCTGCGTCCTTGAAATCAGGATGCTCCATGGCGCCGCCATATGCACGCTGTTCTACTGCGAGCGATTTGATTCGTTCATGCTGAACGTCAGATATCAGCCCATCATTGAAGTCTGTCATTGCATCGTTCAAGAGAGTTCTGCGAGCAGTGTGAGACTGGAAATCTGGGTCGAACTTGAGTTTGTCTTCATACCCGGAATACTTCACTCTTCGAGCGTCTGCCAGTGGGGAAATCTCTTCGTACTGATCAGCTGTGAGTTTCTTCATTGATGCGTCAATAAAGGTGCCAGCATCTTCTGGGTAGGTTTGGAGAATGTAGCTGTGCAGTTCTTCTACAGACTTGACCTTGACTGTGTATGGGTCTCCGCCCGGAGTAGTCGCTGGCAACTCCATGAAATACGGTTTGTCTTCTGATGCTCGATCCAGGCCAACCATTAGCTGGACGGTCAAGTTGCTCATGACTCGCATTCTGTCCTCGCGTGTGGCCTTCTTCTTCGCTTGCATGGCGTCCGCTTGGCTTTCCATGTCCTGTGTGTACACGCTCAGGCGATCGTAGATGTCGTCGCCTGGCAGGAGGATTCTCTCGCGTCCGCCTTTGCCGTTGGGACGAGTCGCCAACATCAGGCTGTTCATCATCATTCTTCGTTCATGCAGTGATACGTTTGCAGCCACACGCTCGCCATCCATAGCTTTGAGCGAATCGGTGACGCGGCGGGCATGTTCAGAGTTTCCCTTGGCAACCTCTACAGCGACGGCCCACGACGCAATAGCCTCGTCATCCGGGTCGACAACAGCGACGCTTCGGGCAAGCCGGCCAATGCCTCTATATGTTTCCTTCAGGTTGACATCGATCTCCTTGCGGTCGACTTCAAGCAGTAGCTTGCTTCGCTCTTCGGTTGCTAACCCAGACTTCTGGACTGCACTGATCAATAACCTGGCCCGATCGAAATCAAGGTGCTCGAAGGCTGCGCTCTTTGCACCTCTCAGCACAATGCCTGCAACTTGATCGTTGCTCATCTGTGCCATATGTGGGTCTTGACCACGCAGGTGCTTCGCATATCCTGCGATGCCACGGCCTGGTCGTATCCCAGTTGTCTCGAGCCCGCTGCTGCTAAGCTCTTCGCCGTCCTGAGTTGGGCCGGCGAACTTTATCGATCGGACTGGGGCCATTGCAAGAAACTGAGCTTCGTAGTGACCTCGAGTTTCAACAATCTCACCGACGTAGTGCTCTTGGTACCACTTCAGCCCGGCGGCCAAAGCCGCTGGCTCATACTTCTTCCGGTAAGCGTTTAGCTCAAGCAGTTGAGTCTGTCGCTCCACTGGAGTCATGTCTTCAGTGAAACTTGTCAGGTTTGCCGGGATCTTGGATTCGATCCAGGCTTGTATTCCATCTTCCGGGCGACCTCCCGTGTCAGTGAATACATTGATCATCCGGTACAAGTCGTCTCGATTTGCGTTCGGCTTCTCGCCGGCATCGATTTCTATTTGGCTCAGTGGATCATCCAGAGTGTTGCTGCCGAATCTCGACGCCCAGATTGCACCTTCTGCATCGCCGTCGGCGCCAGCAGCTCCTTCAAGCTGAGCCCGTCTGGTTGTTAGCTGTTTATCTTTCAGAGCTTGACTGCCTTGAGACAAACGAGCGGCCTGGTATAGCCCTGTCTCGAGAGACTTGAGTCCTGACATCACGGCATTCAAGTCATCATTGTTGACTTGTGGTCGGGACCATACTGGATTGAACCCTTGTGATGCCGAGATCAACACCTGTGGGTTGGCTAGTTGTTGCTGATAGCCGGGATTTCTATTGCTATTGCTCTTTGCCATCATCATTCTCCCATGCTCACGGCAGAACTTGTCATGGATATGCCAGTACCAATGCCCGACATGGCGCCAGTGAGTCCCGCCAAGAACTCACTACGCGACTGCATCATTGCATTGGATATTTGGCTTTCGTAAGACGCCAGATTCTGGAGCTTCCCGTATTGGTAGTCCATGTCGATCTTGTCGACTGCCGTTGAGGTGTTGAGAGCTAGAACTTCTTGTGAGAAGTTGCTTTCTGCATCTGCGAAGTTGAGTATGTCAACGCCGACGCCTTCGCCGCCGGTGGACAGGCCGCCTTCTGCTTGAGCGGTTTTGATCTTGCCTCGAGCGACGGCCCTCTGCTTTTCCAGTTTCAGCGCCTCGACATCGCTGTATTCCATCGTCTGAGTTGTCAGGACATCACGACGTTCTGTGAGCTGCTCCTGCTTCTTCTCAGCCATCTTCTGGTTCATCGCCATCGATTTGGCTATTGCTTCATTCTGCCGCTTCGCAGCTTCCATATTCGCGTATGTAGAAACTGCTGTAGTTGCCGCCGTAATGATGAGAGTTGCAATCAGGATCTCGGTGCCCATGGTTCACTCCGTTAGCGTGTCGTATTCGCCATGCCACTCGATCGAGGTCCAGGTGCATGGCCCGGCGTTGTCAGATTTCAGTTTGATGGTGGTCTCGGGTGCAGCTCCACCAATCCAAAAGTGATTGAATCCGTACACCTCTACAGTTCCGATTCCCGGCCCCATTGTGTATGTCCTGGATGGTGCACCGGCTTGTGAGCTGGAAATCGTCGCGGTGTATTGGGACGTTTGGCGGTGTTCAATGTTTGCCTTCTTGACTCGAGTTCTGCCATCGCGAAGCGGTTGCTTCTCGCGGTCGCGGACGTACACCTGTGAGAGTTCGATTTCAGCTTCCACAGCTCTACCGATCGCGACTGTCACATTGTCCAAGTCGGCGGCAACCGTGACAGTTGTACCGCTTGCTGAATGTGACAATGTCGGTGTGTATTCTGTTCCGTTGGCGGCCACGACACGATTGATGCCGGCGTCCTTGTAGCCGGCGATCCCGGTGATAGACGCGAGGTTCCATGTCGTAGCAGACTCGCCCCCGCCGGTTCCGGCCGTCGTGACAATCATGTGATCCATGTGCAGGGGAACGGAGAAGCCAGTCTCATTCCGAACCGCCTCGCCCAGATCGATTTTCTCGAAGACCAAATGGACTGCGTTGGATTCAGTGACTTGTCGACGCAGGAGAAGCAACTCGTCGTCATACACTTCAGCGTCTTGCAATGCGTCGTCTTCAAAGTTCCATACGGACCATGACGATTGCTTGCGTTCGTTTCCAGAAGTGTACGATCGATACACAAACAGCTTGCCGGCGGTCGACGCCGCTGCAGAAGCCGCAGCTCCAGTGTCTGTAGTTCCGTATCCATCAGCATCAAACTGGACCACTTCCCCTTCAGTGATGCGTGCAGTGTCGTACGCCTGGGGAATGACAGCACCGTCCCACGCAGAAGCGTTGTCCCATGTCTTTGTTGCGTTGTAGTTTGCAGTGGAGATCGTTCGAGCCCCCGTGTCTCCTTCAAGTGTGGGCATGACGAACACAGTCTCCTGTGCGGGATTCGTCACGATCCTCTTGATGACAGGTGGGACCAGGTCATCTACGTGCTTGGTCAAGAATGCCGCTCGGTTGCTGACTGCATTCTCGTCATAGAAGTATTCCAGAACAGTCGAGTACCCCGTGCTCGTGCCGGCCATGTACAAGCGGTCGCCGTACTGTGCGGGCTCGACGCTCTGAGTGTCGTACCGAGTGGTAGGGGTCAATGACGCCGTGCCGGGGGTGAGCGTGTCTCCACCGCGTACTTCGTATTGAACGCCTGACTTTGTGAGGACGATGATTGATCGCCTGAATGGCACCATGAAATCTACTAGGGAGACCTCAGTGCCGGCAATCTGGATCTGAAAGCGATCAGAGTCAATCAGCGTGGGGGGCTCTTCCATGTAGAAGTTGTAGAAGTCGTCGACTTGGCTGAATACGAGATACGAACCAGTGGAAAGCACCAGGCGATTTCGAATCATTGCTATATCCGTGATACGCCTCTCTGCCGCCGACAGCGACATGTCGCAGAATCTCGGCTGTTTATCGTTGAGATTCTCGCCGGCTGTGAGCGTGCCCGTGAACCCACCTGAACCAGAGGTCAATTGGACAAGCTGCTCCATCTCGAGGTCGGGTGAGAAACGAATCCTGATAGGCCGATGATTCAATGGCCCGCCTGTACAGATGACCTTTCCGTACGGGAAAGCCGGAAGACCTGAGATTCCCAACGCATCAATCGTTCCAGCGTTAGGGTCTGAGGTTTCATAGACTGGCGGGACATACGACTCTTCAGTCGATATGTTGGTCAACTCATCGAACTGTGAGAATGTCTGTTCTTCAAGGAAATCGTTGGGGTCGTACCCATTGCCTTGCAGGGCGTTCTCAACCTGCTGAGCTGACGCGTCCCCTGGAAGCTCGACGGTAACGTCTCCTGCAAACGTCAGTTTGAAGCTAGAACTGTCAGACCCGGAGACTCTCGTCAATAGCTGATGATGTTTAGACCTCGACTTCCATTCAACAAGTGAAAGATCAAACTTGAGACTGCTGACGCTTGTCCGCGAAAGTTTGACCGGCATGGATGCAGCCGTAATATCTTCACCATTGTTCGTCGACTCAGCAGGCCGGAGCGTATTCACGATGAACGTGACGTCTGCGATTGTCGTGAACCGCAGCTGGTCGGCGGTGGGGGTTCCGTAGGTCAGGTAGCTCTTTGCCGCCGAGTTGACAGTAAATGAGGCAAAGGTGTTGTTGTTGATGTCATACACCTGAAACACGCCGGCGCCATAGATGATCGCGTACTCTTCATCGTCATCTCTTTCAATGCGGTGCATTTTGTACGTGGCCGTTGCCGAGAATGAACGCGGCATGTTGCTTGCTGCGTTGCTGTAGTTCAGCGTCTTGGCATATACCGACCCGTCTCGCTTTCGAGCCCCATCAACAATGTTGAATGAGATATTCTTCGCGTCCTCGACTTGCCCAGGGAATCGAATGCTCGGCGCTTGCCTTGAGATTCCTTGGTAAAGGGCGGGAACTTTCTCAATGAATGGCGTATTCATCCTTGCTGTTGACCACCACGGTTCATGACGCCAGCTCGGTCATTGCCACCCTGACGACGCATTCCTTGGAACTCGTCTTGGATGTTGAAGTTCTGGTCGAGATGCGGGTCGTTTCGACCGACTGCTCTGCTTGCCATGATGTACTCCTGCTGCAGTGCCTGATCGACGGCAGGATTGCCTTGGAGTCGCCTCTGGAATGTCATCTTCGCCTTGGCAACGATGACGTCCTGAAGCAAGGGGGTCAGCTCCGCGAATGCAATACTCGAGGTGACGTCCAGATATATCTCCGTTCGCCAAGTAGCCCCATCGCGAATCGAGAGGTTGTAGGACTTCAGGTCCGCGTCGTATATCTTCAGCGTTGCCGGAGAGCCGGTCGTCCTGAGCACTAGGTTGCGGTGCCGATCTGGGCCAGACGGTTGGATTTCCAGAAAGCTGCTGAGATCGCCAGGCGTTGCGACTTCTCCTGGATTGCTCCCGGCGTTGTACGCGTTGATCGTAATCTTCTTTCCGAGCTCAGTATTCTCAGGCCAGCCTTCCGAGAGGGTTCGCTTTGTTTCTCGCTCGAGCATATCTCTTGCTCGGCTGTAGATGCTGGTGCCGCCGGATGCAGGATCTGCTGATCCATTGCCTGGGTCGACCATTGGGAACTCGCCGATTGTTTCGACGATTTCATTGATCCCTCCAACGAGAGTCATTCCGTTGCTTGCCATCAGTAGATACTCCGATCAGGGGTTCGTGATCGCCCGCGAATCTGTTGCATTTCGCGTGTGTTCAGGACGTTCACATTGGAGTCCTGTATTTCTTCTCGCATTGCCTGTCGACGAACCTCGCCGAGTTCCACGACGATGCCGCTGTCATTGCTTCCCTTGCCCAGGAAGTATCGGTTGAAGTTAAAC